CAGCACCACGGCACGGGTGCGGTAGTAGCAGTACAGCCGCCCGTCGTGGGCGTCGGACAGGTAGGCCATGTCGTCGCCGTGCATCGTCACGGCCTGCACATCGGTGGGGTCAGCCAGCGGAAAGCGATAGATCTGCTCAGCCTGGTCCTGGACCATGTAAAGGCTGCCGCCGTAGACCGTGCCGTTCAGCGGCGTGCCGCGGTTCTCGCTGATGAAGGACTGCAGATCAACGCCGGTGTTGTTCGGCACGGTGTAGTCCTTTGCCGCCAGCGTTTTTCTGTCGTACTCACGTATTTTTACAACGCTCCTTGCGTCAATGTAGTCAACCTCCGGCGCAGACACCAGATAGATTTTATCCGCCTCCGCGTCAAAGCAGATGCGGCAGTAGTCCTCCCCGGCGGAGGAATCCACCTGCAAAAAGTCCCCTACATTCAGCGTGTCGGTGCTCCGCAGGCTGTCCCACAGGCCGGTGGGGTCGCGGCGGAACAGGTCCAGCGTTTTCAGCCCCAGCGCGTGATGCCGCAGCTCCAGCACGCCCTCGTCGGCGTTCAGATACCCGGCCACGGCCTCGTCCGCCTCGGGGTCGGCGTAGAGCAGCACGCCCTTCTCGTCGGTGGGGTAGGTCGTTTTGGCCAAAAGGCCCGTCAGCAGCTGGTCACCGCCCAGCGCCCCGCCAAAGCCGAGCCGGTCCGCGTTGCAGGAAGCCGCGTCCGGCGCGTCGATCATCTCGGAATAGTACGCACCCATCGGGTGGGTCAGGCAGACCGAGCCGATGACGCCGTTGGCCTGGCTCGTCGCGAACTCATAGACGTAGGTCACGACGCCGCTCCACGGGTCGATCTTCGTCTCGGTCAGGTTGGCGCTGCCGCGCACCGTGTTTTTGGTCGCGTTGACCTGCCCGGCCATCGCCGTGCCCACCACGCCCGCGCCCGCCGGGGCAAACAACGTGGCCGGGTCGCTGCCCAGCGGCGTGTCGTACAGCAGCAGGCCGCCGTAAAACATCGTCACCAGATCCTTCGGGGCATTCGTGTACCCCTGGTCGCCGCGCCACAGCAGCATGGCCTTGTTCAGGCTGCCGCCGTAGCCATTAAAAATGTCCGACACTGCGTTGGTGATAAGATTATCGCTTTCCACCACCTCCACCGCGCCGGTGTGCACATCGGTCAGTTCAATGCGCGTATGACCGTGCAGGGTCATTGCATCCGCTCCCTTCGTTTTATACATAGATGCTGCGTGCTTTTATTGCAATCGGCAGCAGTGTCTCCTCACATTCCAGCGTGCCGTCCCACGGCGTCTCGCTTGCCATGCCCTGCCCGGTCACGGTGGCCTTGATGCCGTAGGGCGCGATCTTCACCGTGCCGCCCGCGCAGACCAGCCGCACCGACAGCCGCGTGACCGTCCCGGCCTCCACCGACGCAAACGGGTAGAACAGCGCCAGCGTGTGTGCGCCCGTCTCCAGCCGCTGCTGCGGCGCAAAATTTTCCACCGGCACGTCGTTTATATAGTACCGCACGGTCAGCGTCAGTACCTTGCCGGTGTCGGGCGCTGCGTTCAGCAGCAGCTGCGCCAGGAACATAGCACTCGTCTCCTCCACCGCCGTGAAGGCAATTGCCACGGCGGGCGTCTCCACGGTCTGCACCGCCAGTTCCACCGGGTTCGTGAAGCTGTAATACACGATCCGCTTGCTCTCGGCGCTGTTCTGTAAGCGGCGCAGCGCTTTTTCCGTCGCGCCGTCCGTTGTGCCGCCTAAGTAAGGGTTGCGGCCCACGCCCTTTAAGGTCTGCCGCCCGCGGTAGCGCCAGACGAAATGCGTCACGAGCATCTCGGGCGCAGTGCCGTCCTCCATCGGCAGCGCCACGCGGTCCCCCGGCTCAAACGCCGGGTCGCCGGGCATCGTCACGGTGGCCGGGACGTAGTCCAGCCTTTGCAGCGCTGCAAACAGGTTGTCGGTGATCTGCTGCCGCGTGGCGGGCAGACCCTTTTCGGCCAGCGTCATGTTGGAAATGCGCATCGTCAGGCCGGTATCCTGGCTGCGGCCCGCGGCAAAGCTGCCGTCGTCGGTCTCGATGCTCAGCGCCGCGTAGTGGCAGGCAAAATCCGAGACCGCCGCCTCGCTGCGCGCCGCCGCGGTCAGCGCGGCACAGGGCTTTTCGGCAAAGGTGCGCAGCACCAGCCGCCCCGCGCGGTCCGCCGCCGCGAAGCCGCCCACCAGCTGTGCCACGGCGGCGGCGCACTCCCGCCAGGTAGACAGGCCGTCCGCGCCGCTGAGCTGGCAGACGAGGGCAGCGTTCGGGTTCAGTGCGCCGATCTCGGCCTCGGTCTGGCCCAGCGTCAGCCCGCAGGCCGCCGCGATCTGCCCCAGCAGCGCATAGGCCGTGCCCTGCATCGTCGTACCATCATATTTTTGCTGCAAGGCCAGAATGTTGTCATAGGCCTTGATGCTCACATACAGCGCGCGCCGCTCGGCCTCGGCCACCGTGTAAACGCCAAGCGGCACGGTCTCCCACCGCCCGCCGGGCAGCTGCAGGCCGTAGTGCAGCACGAGCTTTGCGCCGTAAAACGCATGGCGGCTCAGGTCGGTGCGCAGGTTGAGCGCCGCCTGGCCGAGGTAGGCACAGCCAAAGGCCAGCTCCTCCCCCGTGACGCACTGGTTGTCCAGCGTCAGCGACCCGCTCATGAGGTCTGCCGCGTCCAGATTCAGCACCGTGCCGTTTGTCAGCGTCAGCGTGCCCGTCACCCGGTCGGTCCGCGTCCGTGCGCGGATCGCGGTTTTGTAGGCATCCGATACGGAATAAATTGTCACTCACCTCGTTTCCACATCCAATTAGGGGCGGGGTATGCCCCGCCCGCAGCTATCCCACAGACGGCCTGTTGCGGTAAGGCCGCGGGCCGGACATGTCCGGCCCCTACCAGCTGCAAAATTCTGCCTCAAAACTCGATCAGATTCACCGCCACCTCCCACACGGCCTGCCCGTCGCGGGCGGCCTTCAGGTCGGCGGTGCGGTCCCCGGCGTACATCTTCGCCGTGCGCACGCCGCCAAAAAAATACTGCACGGTCATGCTGTCCGGGGCTGTGGCGTTCAGCACCTTGGCGCAGTCCGCCGTCGAGAGCGCCGCCCAGCCGGCGCTGATCTTTGCCACGCCGCCGCGCACCCGCTCCCGCACAAGAACGCCGTCCTCGGTGCGGCCCGTGCCGTTGCTGTCCAGATCGGAGAGCTGCACCTTGTACGCACTCGGCGCGGGCAGCGCCGTGCCGTCAATGTTCAGAATTTCCACGCTTCACCTCCCGCCGCTGCGCAGGGCGCGGCGATTCTGGCTGTTGGCGATGACGCTGTCCAGCAGCTCCTCGCCGATGTAAATGTTGATGGGCTGGCCGTCCGCGCTGCCCTGCCAGCCGGCCAGCGTCTCCGCCATGGCCTGCTTGATGGTCGCCAGCGGCGCTTCCACGTTCGTGCCGGTTGTCTGGTCACCGAGCATCGCCAAAAACTGCCGGTTCGGCGGAATGACCGCCCCCTGCGCCAGCGCCGGGACCGGCACCGACGCCGCGTAGCCCAGCCCGGGCAGCGCACTTTGGCTGCTGACCAGCCTGCCCGCGCCGCCCAGCACGCTGCCCGCCATGCTTTTGGCACGTCCGATGGCCGACAGCAGCCCGTTGATGGCCGCCGCAATGGCCGCGACCATGCTGCGCACAACGCCCAGCACCGTGGAGACCGCCGTCTGCACAATGGAGACGATGCGCCCCCACACGGTAGAGACCGTCGCGGCCATCGCAGCCCAGGCAGCGTCCCACTCGCCCCGCAGCACGGCGGTCAAAAAGTCGGCCATTCCGCGCAGCACCGCCAGCGCAATCGTGATGCCGTCCGCAATGATGCCCGCCGCACCGGTCACCGCCGTGCCCAGCGCCGCAAACACCTGCACGGCCACGGGGGCCAGCGCCGTGATGAGCCACTGCACAAACGGTGCCAGCACGGTGTTCCACAGCGTCAGCAGCAGCGTTGTCACCGCGCCGAGGCACGCCGTCAGCTCGTTCCAGAGCGGCTGCAGGTGCGCGGTCCAGAGCGCACCCAGCAGGTCAAACAGCTGCACCAGCACAGGCTGCAGCACCTCGCTCCACAGCGCCGAAACGATGCCGACGACGTTCTGCCACCCCTGCGCAAGGCCGTCCAGAATCGGCTGGCCGTAGGCGGCCCACGCCTGCTCCATGCCCGCCCAAAGCCCCTGCCAGACCGTGTCCAGCAGCGCCAGCGCGGGCTGGACCACCGTAGAGAGCGCCGCGCAGAGCTGCTCCCATACGCCGGCTGCCGCCGCGGAAAGCCCCTGCCAAACCGTCTGCCACGCCGCGGCGAACGGCGCAAAAAATTCCTGCAGATACGCCCAGAAATCCGCCCACGCACCGCGCAGGCTCTCCAGCACGCTCTGCCAGACTGCCGTCAGGCCGCTCAGGTCGCTGCCCGCTGTACCGCTGCGGCGTGCCGCGGTGCCGGTGGTGGCTCTTGCGGCCTTCTCGGCCTTCGCCGCGGCCTCGGCGGCCTTTTGCTGCTTTTCCAGCGCCGCCGTTTTGTCCTCCGCCGGGGCGGACAGGCGGTTGATCTCGTCAAATTTTGCCAGACTGCGGACCGATTTCACGCTCTGTGCCGCCGCAGCCCGCAGCGACACGCGCAGCTCGTCCACAACGCTGCGCGCCTGCTGCCCGGCGTCGCCCACGCTCCCCAGCGCCGCAGAAATTTTATCCAGCGCCGTGCGCAGGGACGCCGAGGGCTGCTTCAGCGTTGACAGCTCGTCAAAAGTCAATTCTGTCGTGTATCCTCACTTCCTCTCCTGAATACCCATTGCCCTGTAGGGGCCGGGCACGCCCGGCCCGCATGCTTCCCACAAGCGGCTGCTTACCGTACAGCGCACATTCCCTGCACGTCAGCCTTATCCTCCCAGCAGCGCCAGCAGCCGCCTTTTCTCCGCCTGTTCCTCGGCGCTCTCCACGCCCCGCAGCTCCACCACGGCGCGGTGGGTGCGGTAATAGTCCAGCTCCCAGTTTTCCAGCCGCTTGCCGCGGCGCAGCTTATCACGGATGGCCACCACCGTTGCAAAGCTCCCCTCGCCGATGGCATCGAACCACGCCAGAAAGCTCCACCAGTGCAGGTAGGGCAGCGTGCGCACATCCTGCCCCGCGGCCTTGCTGATGCCCGCGGCGATCAGCGGTGCGTCCTGCTGCCAGTCCATCAGCGCAGGGCCGGGGCGGGGCTGCTCGCGGCGGCCCGCCGCCAAAAACTCCGTCAAAAACTGCGTGGCATCAGGCCAAAGCGGCTGCGGCAGCGCGGCAAACTCCGGGTAGAACAGCCGCATGGCCACGTACCAGCGCTCGCTCTGGTCCAGCGCCGGGTCGGCCTGGCCGTTCAGCCAGCGCAGCAGCTCCAGCACGTCGCGGTAATCGCTGCGGATGGCATACCGCACGCCGCCCAGCTCCGCCTGCATCGGCAGTCCCCACGCCCCGGTCATACTGCGCCCCGCTCGGCGCGGGCGGCATCGGCCCGGGCTGCGGCGGCATCGGCGGCAGCGGTCAGGCGGCGCTCGGCGCCCTCGCGCAGGATCGGCGTCAGCGCCTCCAACAGGTTCTGCACCACACGCTTGCCGTTGGCCCCGACGCCCGCCAGGTTCACCCCGCCCAGGATCGCGTCAAAGTCGTTCTCCGCGCCAAAGATGCCGGTCAGCAGCTTCTTGATCTTGCCGTCGTACTCGTTCAGCAGGGCCAGCCCCGCCGCGGCGCGCTGCTGCTCGTCGCCGTCCAGCGCCGCCAGCGCCTTTGTCAGCGCGGCGTCGCAGCCGTCAAGCTCTGCCCCCGCCGCAAAAAAGCGGTGGTAGAGGTTCGGGTCTGCCGGGTTAAAGCGCAGCACCCCGCGCCCGTTGACGCGGAATTCCTCCACGCCGGTGTCAATGTTCAGCTCCATCGTACTCTCCTTTCTTCAAAGCCTTCCCCCCCTCAGGGGAAGGCTGCCGCTCTTTTTCCTGTCACGCCTGCGTAAACTTCTTGGTTGCCGGGTCAAACGTGCCCTTCGTCTTGACGCCGGTGTAATGCACGTTGAACGGGATCTGGTAGCCGGTGGTGTCGCCGCCGTAGCTGACGACCTCGATGTAGCATTCCTCGCGCACTGCGGGGTACGCCCCTGCCGTATCCTTGTCCCAGAGCTTGACCTCGACGATGTCGGTTTTCAGGTCATCCAGCACCAGATCGCCGTCGATGATGGCCTGCAGACGCTCAAACAGCGGGTCGCCCGGCTCGGCGTAGTAGGGGCTGACCTCGCCCTGCTTCTGGTAGCCGTTGATCGTAACCGTCGTCTCACCGACGATATTCGACTTTTTCTCCACGTTCGCGGTCAGCTCGGGGGAGTATTCCTCCAGATCGCTGCCCAGGCGGGTGTAGCTGGCGTCGCCGCTGCCAAAGGCGGCGTTCAGGTAGTGGGCCATGTACTTGCGTTCAATTTTCATGTGGTTTCCTCCGTATAAACTTGTGTGTATTCCGCTTGTAAACGCACGGTGCAGACCGCCGTGCCACCCGCGTCGGCGCGCTCCATGCGGCCCTGCTCGGCGCGCAGGACCTCGCGCCCCACGTTGCCCAGCACCGGCCCGCGGCCTGCGGCGCTCTCCGCTGCCGCCCAGGTCTGCAAGTCCAGCAGCCGCGCGGCGTTGTCGGCATCGGTGCGCGGCAGGCAGAGCCGCAGCGTGAACTCCGCCCGACAGCGCTGTGTCACGCGGCCCAGCAGGTTTTCCCGCCGGTCCAGCACCGTGATGCCCCGGCACCACAGCCCCGCCGTGTACGGCGCGGGGCCAACGTCCCCCACCGTCAAAGAAAGCCCCTGCAGGGCAGGGGCCCGGGCCAGAAAGGCCGTCATTTTTGTAAGCATGGTTTGCCTCCTTCTCTAAAGCCTTCCCCGAGGGGCTGCGCTCGCAAGCGCGTGTCGGAGCGCAACCGCCGAAGGCGGCTTTTGGCGCGTAGACTGAAGGTGGCGCCGCAGCGCCGGATGAGGGCAGACTTCGCGCGGCCCTCCCTTTCATCGTTCGGCCACGCAAGCTCGCCCCTCATCAGCCGCCTGCGGGCGGCAGCTTCTCCCCCGGGGGAGAAGTCAAAAAAATTCTCACCTCGTCAGGCTCCTCACGCCCGTTCCGCTTCCGTTCCACCAGGCACCGGCCTCGACATGGTGCGGTTTACCGCGCAGCCGCATCGGCAGCACGTACTGCACCAGCGCCGCACCCTCCACCGCCGCGGGCACAAAGCCCGGCCAGTCGGCCCAGGTCAGCGCCGGGCCCTCGCCGGGGAACAGCCTGTCCCCCGGTGCCAGCGTATAGTCTGCGCCGTACCGGGCCGTCGTCTCCGGGATGACCACCAGCAGCGCAGTGCCACGGCGTGTGCCGTCTGCGTCGGGCAGCTCCCGGCGGCCCTGCTGCCAGCAGACGCCCCGCAGTACGGTGCGCACCACGGTATGCGCCGCCGCGTCGGCGTGGTAGAGCGTCACGGTATCGCGGTACAGCTTATTCATGGGGCAGCCACCGCCCGATCCGCAGATAGTAGCCCGCCTCGTGGCGGAAATGCGCCGCCCTGTCTGCCAGCGTGCGGGAGCACAGCTCGGGCGGCGCGGTGTAGGTCTCGCTCACGCTGCCGACGCTCACCTTCGCAATGCCCCGGGCTTCGTCCTCCTGCGCGAACTCGTACATTGCGTCGGCCACAGCGCAGAGCGCCATGCTCTCGGCCAGCTCCGGGTCCAGCCCCTGGCGCGGGGCCACGGCGTACATCTCCCGCATACGGCGCAGCTCGTCCCCGGCGCGTCTGATGAAGCGGGGAAACTCCTTCTCCGGGATGTCCTCGCCCAGGTAATCCTCTACGTAAAAGGTATAATCCGGCACGCGCACGCCCCCTTACGCCTTGAACTTTGCCAGCACGACCTTAGCCTCATTGGACAGCACAGCGACGTAAAATTCGTCCGCCGTGATTTCGGTGGTGCGGGTCTTGGGCTTGCGTTCGGTCTCAATGTTGACCTCGCGCTTGCGGTAGATGGTCAGCGCCGGGATCTCGTCGTCGACCTCGGGGTCGGCCTCCAGCTTGACGATGGGGCAGGCGTAGACGCCTTCGGCCAGCGGGACCTTCTTGCTGGGCACAAGGCGGCAGCCCGCGATCATGCCGATCTCGCCGGTCAGGCTGACGCCGGGCGTGTACTTGTCGGCGCTCAAGAAGTCGGGGTTCTTGCGCAGCTGGGTGACCTGCTTCGGGTGGATGAACAGCACCTTGTCGGAGCAGCCCATCTCCTCCTCAAACAGGTCAACAGCATCGACGATGGCGTTGTAGCTGATCTGGGCCTGGCTGCCGTCGTAGATCAGGCTTGCGGTCTGCAAAGCGTCCATGCAGTCATTGTCGACCTTGGCGGCAATGGCCTGCGCCAGCTGGGTATTGGCCTCGCCCACCGGGTTGCCGTAGCCGGACAGCACGGCCTCGTCGGTCAGGCCGATGCCCTTCATGGCCTTTTTGATGGTGGCCTTGCGGGTGGAGGTCGTCATCTTCTCAATGGCGACCTCGCCGCCCTCGGCCACGTCGGAGGCGTCGCCGATGTAGGTGTAGGCGGGCACGGTGATGGTATCGCCGGGCACGCCCTGCAGCGTATCGTCAATTTTGGCAAACGGTGCCACGCGCAGCTTCTTCGGGATGCGCGCGGACACCATATCTCCCATAACCTCAGGGTCGATCAGTTCGGACAGCTTCGTGATGAAATCAGACATATAGTTTCTCCTTTTTATGTGTTTTTACTTTTG